TCCGCGACGGACCGCGCGACCGCGTCGTTCACCATCCGCATCGTCGCCTTCGCGCCAACTTGCCCCACGAACTCTTGCTCGAGCCGCCGATCGTTCATCTTGTCCGTCGACCACATCCTGTCCTCCGCGACGGCGCGCAGGTCGCCCAGCGCAGGGATCGCGGGGTTCATCTCGCGCTCCACCGCGCCCTTCTTCGTATACTCCACTCGGCCGGACAAAACCCGGTCGAAATCCAGCGTCCGCACCTCCGAACCAAACATCGGTTCCATCGGTCCCGTCGGTCCCGTCTGCTCTATTGGTGCCACTGGCCCCTCCATTCCTTTTTTCCTTTTTCTTTTTTTTCTTTTTTGCGCTTTTGCTTTTTTGCTTTTTTCTACGCGCCTTTTTCTGTGCGCCTTTTTTTTTCCTTTTTTGGGTCCTTCTCTTTCTTTTTTTCTTTTTCTGCGCGCCTTCTCTTTGTTTTCTTGTTGTTTTCTTGTTGTTTTTTTGCTTTTGCTTTTGCTTTTTGGTTTTTTTGGCTACTTTTGTTCTTTTGCTTTTTTGTTTTTTGGTTTTTGGTTTTTGGTTTTCAGGTCCCTTTTGTTTTCTTTTTTCTGGTCCCTTTTTGGCTCTCGGTTCTTGGGTTCGTGGGGATTTTAAAAAAATTTAATTTTTTAATTTTTTAATTTTTTCATTTTTAATTTTTTAAAAATTTTAAAAATTAAATTTTAAAAGGACACCCTTTTGTTTTTTGGGTGTTTTTTCCGGGGGTGCGCACGCGCGACCGCAAAATTTTTTTCTGTTACCCCCCTCTTAAAAAGCAGAAAAAACTTCCTTGGCTCACGCCCAAGAAAAAAAAGGGAAAGTAAGAAACACAAAAAAGAAAAGAAAAAAATGGTCGAAGTGAAGAATCTGGACGATATCGTGCGCAGCGTCACGTATTTCGACGGCGATAAGGCGTCGGGTCTCGGGATCGGACAGTACCTTCTCGCGCTGTTCATCGGCATCATGGGAGGCATGGTCCCGCAGCTCATGCGCCCTGAGTTCCTCAAGCAGGCGCAGAAACCGCGCTCGCTCCACGCGCTCCTCGTCATGGTGATCCTGACGCACACGCTCTCGAGCAACGCGTTCCCCTCGCTCGCACAGCAACTCACCGCCGTCCTCGTGGTGTACCTCTGGTTCGTCATGCTCATCAAGACCGACGTGCGGTACATCAGCGCCGTGCTCTTGCTCCTCGTCGTCGCGCTCCTCATGTACCGCTTCCGCTCCGGCGCAGGGACCACGCCGCTCGCGCCAGAGACCCTCGCGACGTACAAGAAGATCGAGATGTACATCTACCTCGCGACACTCATCCTCAGCGTCGTCGCGGTGTTCATGAGCATGCCCAAGAGCCGCGGCATCATGGACTTGCCCGGCTGGCTCTTCGGCGACATCATCACCAACCAGGCCAATAGCTGGACCGACCGCTCGAGCGTCACCGCAACCACCGGATCCAAGTTCGGGTTCTCCTCAACCACCGACCAGTAAACAAATGCCGTTCTGCCGTTCTGCCGTTCTGCCGTTCTGCCGTTCTTCTTTTTGTTTTTTTCTTTTTTTGTTTTTTCGGTTTCTTTTTTCGTTTTTCTTTTTTTGTTTTTTCTTTTTTCGTTTTTTTTCGGTTTCTTTTTTTCGTTTTTTTTCGGTTTCTTTTTTTCGTTTTTTTGTGGGAGCCAAGTTCTGCGGACCCGCGGATCCATCCAGATCCAAAAAAAGGAAAACCCCAAAAGCAGAAAACAAAAGAAAAAAGAAAAAAGAAAAAAAGAAAAAAAGAAAAAAAGAAAAAAAGAAAAAGAAAAAAAGAAAAAAAAGAAAAAAGAAAAAAATGGATATAGGTGCGTTTGACATGGAGAGCGTGGAGGCACGGCGGCTTTCAGGATCCCCGCCGACGTGCATGGTGATCGGGTCGCGCGGGAAAGGCAAATCGTGGATCACGCGCGATTTGATGTACACGGTGCGCGCGACGCGCAAAGGCATCGTGGTGTCCGGCACAGAGGAAGGCAACGACTTCTACGCGTCGTTCGTGCCGGCGGTGTTCATCCACACCGAGATGCACATCAGCATGCTCAAGAGCGTGGTGGACAAACAAAAAAAAGTGCCGAACAAGTCGCCGAAGGACGACCTGCTCATCGTGCTCGACGACTGCATGTACGACCGCTCGTTCACGCGCGACCCCGTGATGCGAGGCATATTCATGAACGGGCGGCACTGGAAGGTCATGCTCGTCTTGACGATGCAGTACTGCATGGACCTGCCCGTCAATCTGCGCACGAACATCGACTACGTCTTCTTGATGCGCGAGACAAACCCCGCGGTGGTCGAGAGGCTGTACAAGAACTTCGGCGGTAGCTTCTCGACGCTCCCCGCGTTCGCCGAGGCGCTGCGGTTGTGCACCGAGGACCACGGGTGCATGGTCATCGACAACGTGCGCAGCGCGGTCTTCCACTACCGCGCGAAAGACCGCGGCGATTTCCGCGTGTTCCACTCCAAAGTGTGGTCGTACTCGAAGAAGCGCAACGTCAAGTCGACCTCGCGTCCGTCCGTCGCGCGCGCGTCCGACGGAACCATCGTCCGGTGCCACCACTAAGAGCTAATTTCTTCTCGTTTACTTGCGCCGCGCGCCCCTCTTCCGAGCAGGAGCCGTATCAGCAGCGACTGGAGCCACTGGAGCCACTGGAGCGACTGATGCTTCTTCTTTTTCTTTTTCTTTTTCTTTTTCTGTTTCTTTTTCTGTTTCTTTTTCTGTTTCTTTTTTGAGTTCTTTCCTCGGCTGGGCGTCCGAATCGTCGTAGTACTCGTCGTCGTCGTCTTCGTCGGAGTGGATCTCCTCTACTTGATGGGCGCGCATTGCGCCATGGCCGCCCTGTTGCGGCCGCGCGAGCGCCACGAGCGTCACAGGGCGCGTGCGACACATCGCCTCGCGCTCCTCGTCCGACTCGGTGTCGCTCACAGGCGGCCGGTTCTTCTTCTTGCTTGTGCCTGCGCCAACGGCGCCAGAAGCGCTGGGCCCATTGGCACTGGGGCCGGCGGCACTGGGTCCAGAGATACTCACGGGCTTGGTGTTTGCGCTCGCCGGCTTGGCGCCCGGTCGTTTGGGCATGACGGACGCGAGGAACGCACGGACGCGCGGAATGCGCGAGACGACGATGAGCACGAGCGCGAGCGACGCGAGAGCGATGAGGACGTTCACGCCGGTGAGCGCGGAGCGGAGACGGTCCATTTTTTTCTTTTGTTTTTTTGTTTTTTTGTTTTTTTGTTTTTCTGTTTTTTTGGTTTCTTGGTCCCTTTTTTGGCTCTGAAGGACCTGGGCTCTTCTTTTTTGGGAGGTAAGTTTGCCTTTTTTTGGTAAAGTAAGTTTGCCTTTTTTTTGGTAAAACTTTTTCCCGCGCGCTCGTGTAGTTTTTGAGTAATTTTTTTTTCTGTAGGCCCCTTGTAAAAAAGGAAAAAAAGGCAAAAAAGGGTCCCCGGTCCCCCCAGTAGCTGGAAAAAAAACCGAACCCCCTACACACAAAAGAAAAAAAAGAAAAAAGACCCTAGAAAAATGTCTGGAGGATTGATGCAGCTCGTAGCCTACGGCGCCCAGGACCTGATCCTGACCGGCACGCCGCAGATCACCTTCTTCAAGCTCGTGCACCGCAGGCACACCAACTTCGCGATCCAGAGCATCGAGCAGGTGTTCAACGGCACCGCCGGGTTCGGGCGCAAGGTGACGTGCACGATCGCGCGCACGGGCGACCTCGTCGGCTCGATGTTCCTGCAGGTCGACCTGCCGCACCTGCAGAACTGGCGCGACCAGCTCTCGATGCCCGTCGAGACGCACGGGCACATCTCGAGCGTCGCGTGGGTCAACTCGATCGGCCACGCGCTCATCGGCGCCGTCTCCGTCGAGATCGGCGGGCAGAAGATCGACGAGCACTACGGCACGTGGCTCGAGATCTGGGACGAGCTGACCACCAAGACCGAGAAGCGCGCGGGGTACAACCAGATGGTGGGCAAGTACGCGTCGGACATCGGCCTGCGCAACAACGGCCTGCTCGGCCGCACGTACTACGTGCCGCTGCAGTTCTGGTTCTGCCAGAACCCGGGCCTCGCGCTGCCGCTCATCGCCCTCCAGTTCCACGAGGTCAAGGTCCACGTCACCTTCAGCTCGCTCGACCGGTGCCTCGTCGCGCTCGACGCCGCCGGCGACCGCATCTCGGGCGCCTCGATGAACGTCAAGACCGCACCGGACACCGCGTACACCTTCTCCAACTGCGCTCTGTGGGTCGACTACATCTACCTCGACGCGGAGGAGCGCAAGCGCTTCGCGGGCATGAAGCACGACTACCTGATCACGCAGCTCCAGTACGCCGGCCAGGAGACAATCACCGCGTTCACCGGCCAGACGAACAAGGTGCGCCTCAACTTCAACCACCCCGTCAAGGAGCTGATCTGGACGCTGCAGCACCAGGACAACACCACCGCGGGGCTCAAGAACAACGACTGGTTCAACTTCTCGAGCAACACGCCAGGCTCGCGCAACCCGCAGTACTCGCGCGACCTCCTCGCCAAGGCCCAGCTCAAGCTCAACGGCCACGACCGCTTCGACGCGCGGCCCGCGTCGTACTTCCGCCTCGTCCAGCCGTACCAGTACCACACGTGCGTGCCGTCGAAGCACATCTACGTGTACTCCTTCGCCCTGCGTCCCGAGGAGCACCAGCCGTCGGGCGCGTGCAACTTCTCGCGCATCGACACCGCGCACCTCGAGTACGCCACCACCGTGCCGGACAAGCTTCCGGGCGGCAAGGCGTACTGGCAGGGCAAGACCGGCCAGATCGATATCTACGCCGTCAACTACAACGTCCTCCAGGTCCGCAACGGTCTCGCCGGCACCAGCTACGCCAACTAAAACAAAAAAAATAAAAATAAATTTTCCCACGTCCCGCTTCCCTTTTTTTATGTTTTATTTCTTTTTTTATTTTTTTCTTTTTTTTGATTTTTGAAACGAAATTTACGGCCGTTGCTTCTTCTTGGCGAGGACGAGCGAGAGCACTTCGACGATGAGTTCGGGGACCTCCTCCTCGTCCTCGCCCTCGTACCGCGCGACGAGCGCGCCGGCGAACGTGTACGGCTCCGGGTCGCCGCGTTGCGCGCGGAACATGCGCTCGATGAGCATCGACGACCGCGGCTCGAGCGGCGGTTGGGCGAACCGGCTCGTCGTCGGCTCGATCCCGAACGTGCGGTGGTTGTGCATCTGCGCGATGTTGCCTCCGTAGTTGCGCAGGAACCGCTGGACTCCGACGCCGTACCGCGCGCGCATGACGGCCTCGTCGACGTAGTCCGTCGTGCACAGCGACACCACGCCGTCGCGCTCGTACTTCGCTAGGAGCACGAACACGCGCGGCGCGCGGCTCGCCGCGATGTGCTTATCCAGCGCCCGTCGCGTGAGCGTCACGTTGACCGAGTGCGAGTACGTCTCGTCGATCTCCACGTACGCCGCGGCCATCGTGCGTCGCACGATCTCCGCGACGTACGACCGTCCGGATCCCGCGCGGCCGTATACGACCGCGGTGCGCGCCGAAGGAGACGCGCGCACACATGCCTCGATCGACGCCGTATCGAATAGACTCTTTGCGTTTTGTGCACTCTTTGCGCTTTTCGTGTTTTCCTCTTGTTGTGCTTCTTCTTCTTGCGTCGTCGCGACGCACAGGTCCCGAAACTCGCTAATCGGGTCCATTTTCTTTTTTCTTTTTTAGTTTTCTCGTTCTTCGTTTTCTCGTTTTTTCTTTTTTTGGGGTGGTTTCCGTTCCCAGTGCGGAGGATCCGAAAGAAAAAGTTTATGTTTAGTTTCTGAGCAAGGGTCCCCGAAAGAAAAGAAAAGAAAAAAGAAAAAAAAGAAAAAGAAAAGAAAATGGGAGCGGGGTCGAGTTCGGGCATCGAGCGGT